CGAAGTACGCGCTTTTTAGACGGCCTCCAACAGTACCGTCGCCAATCGTCAGCTTGGCAGCAGAGACGTTCGCGATTGCAGCATCATCCACCGCAAGCGCGCCAATTTGCCCTGCCTGGGCCACAAAGCGTCGCATGAAGGCGGTGTCGAGATAGACGCCGGCAGGGATAGTTTGCCCGTTGATGACAGCCGGCGTCGTCTGAACAATGAACGGCACGTAGCCGGTTCCGCCATACTTGATAGCGAACGTCTTGGTGCTGAAAACGAAGGCATCCTTGCCGCCGATGGATTCCGTTTTGAGCGATGACTCGTCAATGCTTCCTGCCAGCAGGTCAAGCAGGTACGACGGATCGGTAGCGGTGGACGCTTCGACGCCGGAAACAGCGTTCCACGGCCCCATTACGCCGTCGTGGGTGACATAGCGAATCCAGTAGTAGAACGGACCGGCACTCGAACCGGCAGCGTCCACGTAGATAGTTCCAGGCGTCATCCCGATCTGCACGGCGTTGCCGCGCATCGCATCCGAAGAGCGGTAGACCACGGTGTAGGCGTGGCCGTGCCCGACTGTGTACGGCGTGTCATCCCACTCCAGGTTGATGACCGAAAACCCTGGCGTCGCCACCAGCCCGGTCGGCGCTGGTGGCGCAGTCAGATCGGGCACATAACCGCCCCCCGCTGCCGATCCGGCATTGATGATGGTCGTCCCACCCAACTCCTGCCCAGCATTCCTGCGGGTGATGGCCGCGTCTTTCCCGTCACCAACTCGACCCAACAGGAGGTCAATGGCTTCTTTGACTGGAAACGCGAAAGCCTGCACCTCCGGCGGGAGGTTTGAAGGGCTCGGGATCGACTTGAGTTTGAGTTCAGGCACTCTTCAACTCCGTGACAGATGGCGCCATGAAGACGCCGACGACTGGGTAGGCGCTCTCAACCTCGATATCGAGGAAGCGGTATCGCCGGGCCTCCACCGTGAAAGGCGCCGCAGAAAGCACGTCAGCCGTAAAGAACGGCGTCGCTTCCTTGTCGGTATAGAGACTCACAGTCACTGGGTAGGCGTCAGCGATGACCTGCATGTATGGCCAGGAGGTCTCCCAGCCAAACATGAAGCGCTTGCTCTTGAACTTCACCGGCAGCGGGTCTCCGGCGGCCCACTTGTGCAGCACGCCGTCGATCACGAGAAACAGCGCATCCGACTGACGATCCACATAGCCGGCGGTCGCGTAGGTCGAAATCGGCGTCAGCGGAGACTTGGCGTCGGACGGGTCGAAAATGAACCCGCCCTGCTTCGCCCCGTTGTCGTAGAAGGCAAAATACTTGCCGGCGTGAAAGTAGGCGTGGATGCTCTCCGGCTTGAACATAGCCTGCCACTGCTCACGGGTGAACATCTTTTCCGTCAGCAGGGTTGTCTCAACGCCTGGATTGATCAGGCACAGCCCAGATGGCCCGGCGTAGATCACGCCACGGTTCGTCTCGACAATGCTGCGCCGCGAACTGCAGGCGTGAGGGAATCCTCGGATGGCATCCGGCACGACGCTGATCGGGTCGGATGCGGTTGCCAGATAGGGAACGCCAGTCGTCAGTGCGACGATGTACTGCCCGAATCGGCACAGCCCAACAATCTTGTAGTCGAGCGGGAAGCGGTAGTCGTCGGGCCAGGCGTAAGGCCGATAAGCTGGCGTCAGCCTCAGATCCAGACCGGAGGCGCCCGCAAACGAGCCGTTTGGTAGCGCAACGAGGCTGTGTAGGTCGGCCGGTGGAGGGTCGTAGGAGACCGTATCCAGCTCGTCCGACGAGGCGGCAGCCATTGCGTCCACGAAGGGCGTGCCGACGTTGAACGCCTGCTCTCCCACCCAGTAATAGACCGACGATACCGAGCGGTAGATGTAGGTCTTCAAAAGCGTTCCGTCGTAGGCGGTCGAGTAGGCCGGCGTGCTGATCTGAACAGACTGTCCGGCCCCCACCGCCACAACATCCGACGCGGGTGATGCCGGGCCGAGGTCGCCCCACTGGTTCACGTATCGCACCCGGTAGGCGTGGTAGGTCACGTCCGACCCGGTGGCTGTTCCGACCACCGCCACCGTCGGCTTTGCGGGGGCCGGCAGTCCGAGCTGATGCGATGCGCCTGGAAGGCGCGTAGGGCTGCCCGAGTTGATGAGGGTGGCGTCGCCGGCCCGCGGAATCCCGTCGCCCGTCCAGAACGTGCGCTCATCGGTGTCGCCGGGGATCAGGCCGCGCTGCACGGACACGTCCGGGGATAGCCACTGCAGCCAATACTGCGTGTCGCTGGCCATGTCCTGCCCGTAGCGGTAGACGGTTCGAATCACGCCGTCAGAAGCGCGGCCCAGCGTCACGCCAGGCACGATGCCGGGGCCAATCAGCGGACGCAGATCGCCGCCGTCGGAACGGTAGTTCTCGGCCGCCTGTGCGGCAAAGTCGGACAAGTTGACCGGATGAACCAGCGGCGCAATGCCGCCGAACTGCGTCAGCGCGATTTTCACTTCATTACCCCATTGGTTTTATCCTGGTTCTCAATAATCTGCATCATCCTTGCTTCCGCGCGCTTGTCAGAATCGGCTTGTGACTCGCGGGATAGGCGCCTGAATTCGTCCATGTACTCATCCACCTCATTATCGGTGGAGGATGATGCCTGCTGCTGGCGCTGCTGCCCCTGGATACTTGGAATGCTTGGCATTCGTCCAGAGGAAACCGGACCGCTTGCCCCCGCCGCCGTGCCACCACCTGCAGCACTCCCACCAGCAGACCCACCCGCAGCCCCACCCCCAGCCTCACCCGCAGCCAGCCCCCCAGCCTCACCAGCGCCCATTGCGGCACCAGCCTCACCCGCACCAGCTCCGGCGCCTCCAGCCGCACCAGATCCGGCCGCCGCGTATCCACCAAAGGCTGCAGCGATCCACGGCCCCCACTTGTTAGCCCGCTTCACGGCGCCTGCACCGTTCTGGTCAAAGCCCATGATGTCGTCTGCCGGATCGTCGGAAACGCCCATCCATTTCAATGGCTTCAGATCCAGGTTGACCATGTCGTGCTCGGCCTTGTGGAGCCCGCCGCCACCAGGATCGAGGCCAAGGAAGTCATCGAAGAATTTAGACATGCTCATTGCGCCCACTCCTTTCATGTTGCATCTCACGGACACCGCGCCTGTCGATGGCCGCAAGACCACCAAAAGCAATAATTAGGGGCAACTCAATCCAACTGAGCGTGTACCCGTAAAGCGGCGTAGCCATGAGTCCCATCGAACCGCCAACCGCTACAGCCCAGAACAGACGGTGGAGATGGTTGCTACCCCAATCCATGTGACGCAAAACATGAATTCCGCGGTAAAAAATGCTGGCACCCGCGGCGAACGCCACGAGATGCTCAAGCATCGCTGCCCCCTCCTTTTCGGTTGATGAGTGCCCGAGCAAGCGAAGCTGGGTCGGAGACAATTCGCTGCACGCCCTCCAGAAACGCCGGAAGCACGGCCAGGAAGACAAGGCCGATAATGAAGTCGACCGCGCCGGAGAAGTCCTCCGGCCAGCCGAGTTGATGGCGCACTACCGGCGCAAGATAGTTGGCAGCAAATGCGCCGCCGATGATGGATGCGGCGGATTTCCACGGCCCAATCTGCTTGAGAACGGACAGCGCCAGCGCGCCGCCCATCCCCCCCGCAATCAAGCTCTTGATGGAAATGCCTGCCGCGACACTTGTTGTGGTCGGCTCGGGCATGGGTTTCTCGTAAAAAGAAAAGCCCGGCGCTTGGCCGGGCTAATGAAGGGTGCCGCGCTACGGCGGCCTCGGAACCTGCCGAGTCAGTTGGAAACGTGCAATCCCCGCGCGGCGGGGATTAGATTTACAGCGCCGGGGTGACTTTTTTCAGCGCCGCGACCGTTGACGGCAGGACTGCTGCATAACCGGCATCGTTGGGGTGATTATCGTCAGTAGTCACCCCTGCCGCAAAGCGCTCAGGCGACGCGTTGTTTCCGAGAGCTGCTAGACCCGGATTGTAAACAACCGCATTTGCATTGCTTTTTGATGCCATCCACGCATTTGCAGATTTGCGCAAATCGTCCTCTGCTCCAGCCCAGCCATACGACGCCGCAACGGGCGATCCACTCTGCAATACTGCGCGGTAACAGCCGTTTGCACGAGCTGTGTCGAGCACATCTATCATGCGATATTTTTGAGTTGCGATAGTCGCGGCAGTCGGGTTGCCATCGTTTTGCGTAAATGGGCGATAAACGATAACGTCAGGTTTAAACAGTGGTATCGCAGTTTTTGCCCGCGCCGCATAGCGCAAACTCGCTTGCCCAGGCCAGCACAAGTTGACGAGAGATACGCGCTCACCGGCCAAATTTAGTGCTTGCACGGCCTGCAAAATATCGCCGTTACCGTCGTTTGTGCCTCCAGAACCATGCCCCACTGAGTCGCCAGATGACAGTACGACTACGCTGTCATCCTCGCAAAGCGCTTGGATTCCCAAAATCGGCGAGCGCCCAAATGTCACTCCGTTAAATGTAGACGGGGTGTTGTAATAGTTTCCAGACCCGTCCGCAACCGCCCGAGTAGCGTAAAAAAGGCCCGATTCAGGCGGGAGTGATTCGCGCCACGCACCAAGCGCATCGTAATGCCGCGACAGTTTGCCGACGTTTACATAACACATAGCGAGCACTGGCCAGCAGCCGGGATGTCCAGACATCTCAACAGGGCTCGCGACATCCAGCCATCCACTAAAACCCCACGTCGGCAGGTCGTCCGTCAGTGACGCGGCATTAATCACAGTAGCGCCCGCATCGGCGACAAACGACGCACCATCAGTCGGCATGAGCGATGCATTCCACGCAGCCGGGCACGCAACTTTTGCCGCGCCGACTGTAAACGTTCCCGTGCTGTCCGAGTTCGCGAAAATCAATCGCACCTTAATCGGGCGCGATTTGAGCACAAATAGCGCGGCAAACGTAATCGCGGTCGCGATAGTCTCAGCAGCAAGCCTCGCGATTGGCACATATGCATGCGTCCGGCCGAGGCCATTTTGATAGATCGCTCTATCCCCTGCTGCGGGTAAATTTCTAACCCCCCCATCCGAAATCGTAGCCCCCAGCGCCTTCTGATCGGCCGGAACGCCACTCATCACCTTCCGGCCCTGGGCGTCCACGATCCACATGGAGCCGTCCGGATCTCGCCGCACCTTCAGGTTGTCTTGATAGCTCGGGTTGTCGACCTGGGCGGCGGTCGCAATCACATCCCGGTCCTTCGGCGCATCAGCCATTGCGTTTCCTTTCAAGCAAAAAGCCCGCGCTTGGCGGGCTCAAAAAGAAAAACCCGCCGGAGCGGGTCTTGGGGTGCAGGCCTTTCGGCCGGGTCAGAGGTTGAAGATGTAGTCGCCGAAGGCACGGCCATCGGACGATTGCTGGCCTTCGCCGGCCGACTCGCGGATGGCCACGATGGTCGCCTCGTCACACTTCACAAGGAACGACTGGCGAAGCTCCAGAGCGTCCTGCTTGCTCGACCAAGGGTGCTGGCTGGGCATGCCCAGGATTCGCGCCTTGGCGCCCGTTTCGATGGCCTCGCGCCACTGCTCGGCGATGAAGTCCGGAATGGCGGTGGCGTCTTCAGTCGGCAGCATGGACACATGCACTGTGATGCTGGTCGGTTGTGTCATGCCCCGCGGCGTGGCCGTGAGGCTCACTTTGCTCGCCTTAACGTCGGTCGAGTAGTAGAGCGGCAGGTTGGCGAACCACATGCGCCATCCGGGCCGCTCCTTGTCGAGCTGCTGCTCAGTCTTGTGGATCAGCCGCGGCGGGTAGGAATCGCCCACGCGCGGCGACACGCGCTCGATCTGCCGGTACATCACCCCATCCGTGACCGGCAGGATGTAGTCCCGCTGGTCGTTCACGAGATCGATGGGCGTCAGATCCTCGTGCCAGATGCCGGACTCGCGGCAAAACTCCATCACGGCCCGGTGAATGTGAAAGCGTGCCGTCGGGAGTGGGCAGCCGGGCACGTCAGGCAAGATGCCAGGCAGGAAATCATCGGTGGTGGCCATGCTTACCTCACTGGGCCGTGACCGGAACTTCCGGGGCGAACGGCAGCATCGTCAAATTGGGGTTGCTCCCGGTGGAGGCTTGCACCATCAGGTTCAGGCTATTCAGGAACGAAGACCCGTAGGCCGCTGCCAGGGTTGCGCTGGCCGGGCTCTCGGCATCCTTCGAGTAGGCGCGGGCGAGAACGTAGGCCCGCAGTTCGTCGAGGTACTCGTCGCCGACGTACAGCTCGGCGGTAGAGGTGCCGCCCTTGGCGTAGATTCCTTCAGGCGACGGCGCCGGGATGGCCGGCGGTGATATGGCGAACTGCGCCTCAACCCACACCGGTGTCGCACCTACGCCAGGGTAGACGTAGAACTCGGTCTGCAGGCGCGGATCGAAAACAAGATGATCGACGGCCGGCGCGGCCTTGGCGTGCCAGAGCCGATCGGTTCCGTCGAGCACCTGCCTCTCAATAGGAGAAATCACAGCGCCCGGCGTCAGCCCGTCGGCGCCCATGTTCTTCACCAGCCCGATCAGCTGCTTGCCCTCCATCTCGAAGGACGCCATGCCATCGCCCGGCTTCACGTCGGCCGCCAGAATCTTGCGGATGCTCTGCCGCGTGCCGGCCTGCAGCCGGATCACGTCGATGCGGGTGGAGACACGCGGCAGGTACTTGGCCAGAGCACGCTGCCCGTCCGTCGTGTAGCCGACCATCTCGGCCTCGGTCCAGCGCCGGAACTGCGGCGCGGTGTCGATCAGCGTTACCGATACCGACCACAGGAAGTCACGAACAAGCGTGCTCATGGCTTAGGCCGCCTGCTTGATGGCCCGGCGGACCTTGTAGTTGAAGCGTGGGGTCTGCCGGACGCTCAGGCCGCCATCGGAGCGCGGATCGGGCTCGAACAGCTCCATCGTCGCGGCGTCGATGGTGGACTCGAAGACCTCAACCGGGATGCGACTCCACTTGTCGCGGGGTATCTGGTAGGACAAGGTCGCGCCCTCAATGTCGAGCTGAACGAAAACCGCGTCACGCTCTCCGTCTTCCCGGCCCGAGTAAACGAAGATTTCGATCTCGTCGCCGGACAGCCCGGATTTCTTCGGGTCGATCACGGTGGTGCGGCCGGTCGGCTTCAGGGTGTCGACCGCCGGCTCCAGGTTGTCCTCGTACTTGGACGGGACGACGCTGCTGGGCTCGTCGTCCAGGTCGACAACCTGCTCGTTGTTGCCGCGCTTGGTGGTGGGTCCGCTCATGTTTGCTCCTCGGGAATTAAAAAAGCCCCGGTCATGCCGGGGATCCTTGGTTTGATGGCCTGACGACTTACAGGGTCGCGGCGGCCGGGATGCGGGAAAGGTTGATGTAGGTGGCGGTGATGCCGGCCGCGTCCAGGGCGGTAGTGCCCGGTACAAAGTCGGAACCGGTGGCCACAATCTTGATGACGCCAATCGGCGCGCAGCCGTCCGGCACGTCCGGAATCAGCGGCGAGTTGTGCGAGCGCAGATAGCCGCCCTTCTCGATCGTGCTGGCGCCACCGGGAAGGTTGCTGGGCAGGACGCGGTAGGCGCGGCTCTTGGTGAGGCCATCGGCCGGATCGGTCTCGGGGGCAAACGGTACGCCCTGGGCGACGCCGACGGCGCCGGCCGCGTCCAGGTAGACCAGGAAGAAGGTCGAGTAGCCCTGCTTCACGGTGTAGGCCGTGGCCGGGAAGGCTTGTGCGGCGAAGGCAGCCTTCGAGTAGAACACGCCATCAACGGTGTAGTTGATGGTCGCCGTGGTCTTGAAGGTCGCGGCAGTAGCGGCGTTGATGGCAAGGGCGCCAGAGTTCAGCGCGCAGCTGGCAAGCGCGCGGATGGCGGCGTGATTGAGGTCGTCGAGTCGGCTCATTGCTTGTTTCCTTTTAATCGAAGAAGAGGCCAAAACCCCAAGTTCAGGATTTGCTTAAAACTTGGGGTTTTATGGCTATTAGGCCAGCGCGCCGACTTCGGCACGGACCATCCATGCGTCATTGAGACTTTTCTTGCGAGCCAGCCGCTTGCGCTGACCCTCTTCATGTTTCCATGAATGAAGAGACTATATCTTCACCCTGTTTCCAGGGGCTCCGCACTTCGAGGCCGCTTGGCCCCTACGCCCTTCCGGGATAGTCGTTGAACCTTCCTCCGGTCTGGAGGCTTGGCTGCTGATTGCCCAATCCTTGATGTTCTCAAGCCGTCGCGCTTGCCATTCCTGGCTACGCTGTGGTCATCAAGGCTCTAAGGGGATTCCAGCAATTCACGGAGTTGTATCGACTGCCTCTCGGCAGAAGGTGACTCTTTTTAATGAATCACGGCGCCCTGCATGGTCTTCCAGCCAGCGTGCCCGCGCTGGCCCAGCGGGTCAGAGTCGGACGGCTTCGGGTTCACCACGGTCGGTGTGATGGCGTAGCCACCCTTGAGGGCAACGATTCCGTAGGCGTCTTGACCGAGGTACAGGATCGGGTAGACGTCGGCGTTGGTGCCGCTGGTGGAGAGGCAGGTGCCGCTCGCGCCGGCCTTGGCGCCGCCCGCATCGGCGAACGGGGCGAAGATGGTCGAGGACACGTAGCGCACGTCCTCGCACTTGCCCAGCTCGTTCTCCCACGGGGTCATGGTCCCGTACTTTTCCGCCGGAACGAAGTTCGGCAGGTTGCGCACGTCGGACTCCAGATCTGGGTGGATCAGTGCGACGAAGCCAGGCGCCACGTTCTCGGTGCCGTAGGCGGCAGTCGAGCGCACGATCTTGGTGATCGGGCGGGAATTCTGGCGCTTGAGGGCGCGGACGGCGCGGCGCTGCACGCTGATGGAGACCGGGGTGTTGATCGCGTTGCGGCTCACGCCGTTGGCGATCAGGACGTTGACGCCCGCGCGCAGGGTGCCGTAGCGGACGCGCTCGACGACCTGGGCCGCCTGCTCACCCAGCAGGGTGACGGACTCGTTCAGCACCGGGTCTTCGTGGGTGTCCTGCACCACGTCGGAGATGGTGATGAGACCACCGTACTGAGTGAGGGTGATACTCACGTCGGTGACGGTCAGCGACTGGCTCGCCGGGGTCACACCTTCAACGAGGGCGACCGGGGTGTTGTCCAGCGCGTTGTAGCGGCGGAACTTGATGGTCTTGGTGGAATTGCCGGGCAGCTCCTTGGCCTGGCCGAACTTCTCGAGGACGAGGTAGGGCAGGCCGCGCTTCAGCAGTTCCTTGGCGGCGTAGGCGCCGGTACGCGGCGAGATGTCGCCAAACATGGTGGTCATGGTTCTATTTCCTTCCGTTCAATGGGGGTGGTTGGTTGTGGTGCTGCCAGCCACAGACGCCACGGACGCGCCGCTTAGTCAGGGCCATCGAACGGAGCTATCGACGCACGTATGCCTCTCTCGGCGCCCGGCCCTTGCGGGTATCGGTCGCGTTGAGATGCGCGTGGCTGTAGGCTCCGTTGCCGCGCTTGAGCCCGGCGGCAATGGGTGAAGATGGGTTGATGGGGTCGCGTCAGTCGGCCGACGCGAATTCCTTGAAGGCCGACAGGTAGTCGTCGGCAGCGCCCTGCACCTCTTCGGGCAGGACAAGACCGGCGCCCGTGCTGCGAACGCCATCGGCGGCGTCGTCATCGACGATGGTTCCGTCCACTTGGTGCTGCGAGTCCTTGAAGGCTTGCAGCATGGCGATCACGTCGTCCGCGGTGCCGTCCTGCATCACTTGGGCGTAGTAGTCGGCCTGCTCGTGGCCGGCGCGCCAGTCGTCAAACTCGGGCGACTTCACGATGGCCAGAAAGTTGGGCTCGGCTCGGGCGATCTCGCGGAAGTGGTCGCGCACGTCGCGGTCCTCGATGCGCTGCAGGAGGCCGGACAGACGGGAGTCCACATCGCCCATGCCGTTCTTGATGCGCGCCTCGACGATCAGGTCGATGACCTTGACGAACTCGGGGCCGAAGTTCTCGGTCGCCCATGCGACGGCCTGCTCGGGGGACTCGAACTCACCGCCGGCCATGCCGTCATCGGTATCGCCGCCCGGGGATTCCATCTCGGCCATTTCCTCAGCGGCCGATTCGCCCTCGGCGGCGGCTTCACTGCCGGCCAGGCGCTCTTCCATTGCCTTCAGCTCAGCCTCGCGGGCGGCCAGCTCTTCCTCGCGCTTGCGCAGCCGGCCCTCCCAGCTCTTCGCGCGCTGCCCGTCCTCGGGGCTCATGACCTCTTCGCCATCAGCAGTCGGTGCCTCGGCGGTCATGGTATCGGGCTCCTGCGGCAGCTCGTCGCCAGCGGCGGGCGCTTCGGGCGGGACTTCCTCGCCGCCACCCTCTTCGGTCGTGACCGTCGCGGAATCGGCGCCCGGGGTCTCGCCGCCGGCTTGGTCGGGCGGGGTCAGGCCAAAGGCTTCGTCGTCGGTCTGTTCCGCCGGGGGCGGCACGTCCTCACCAAAGGCGTCGGCCATCTCTTGCGCTTCGGCCTCCTGCTGGCCGGGCTTCACAATCGCCATTGCTTGCTCCTAAAGCAAAAGCCCGCACGCGGCGGGCCTGTAAATGAAAAAACCCGCCGGAGCGGGTTGGGTATCTGTGCTGCAGGGTCGGGTCAGGGAATCGGCATTTCACTCCCCGGCTCGTCGGCCTCCATCGCCTTGCGCAAGGCGACGACTTGCCGGTATTGCTGCTGGAGCGCCGGAAGCGCATCGGGCTTGGCCCGGCCGAAGTCGTCGATGTGCACGCGCTCAATGGCGCGCAGCGCGTCGTAGAAGGCCCGGTAAGCACCCGTGCCGCGGTAAGCGGCAAGCGCGTTCATCGCCACAACCAAGTCGTCACGCGGGTCCGTCATGCCGGGGCTCCTTCAAGCTGTGGCGTCTCGATCCCTTGGTGCATTCCGACCTGCCGGCCTGCTCCGGGCGACGGAACTTGCTCGGGCGGGATCTGCGCGCCGCCACCGACCGGCATCGGCTGCTGCGGCGTCGCGTCCTGCCAGCCCGAAGACCGCAGGATCTCGTCGCCAGAAGCAGCCACCGCAGGGCTGCTCGCCGCCACGCCACCGGCCTGCATGGCTGAGTAGGCAGCGCCCACCTTAGTCTCGATAGCCTGGGCCTTGATCTGCTCGACCTGTGCCAGCACCTTCTGCACCTCGGCGGTGAGTTTCGCCAGCGTCGCCTCGGCTGTCTTCATCGCAAGTTGCTGCTGCGCCTGAACCGCAGGGTCTTGCTGCATCTTGGTCCACTCCTCCTCGTTCATCACGAGGCCGGCGGCTTCCATCGTGCTCGCCAGCTCTTCGACAAAGTTTCGCCACTTCACCGCACCGCGCGCCTCCGGCGGAACCTGGGCGCCGAACGCCAGCAACTGCTGGCCGCGGACCTCGCGGGCCATCAACGCCGACGCGCCACGCGCCTTCACGTCGTAGTCGCCCTTGATCTCGGGGTTCTGGCTGTATTGCATGTTCCAGCGGTACAGACCAGTAATGAATGGCCGCGTCACGCCCTCGTCGAAATTCACCACGGCGTCCTTCAGCACGATGCTGGAGGCAGACATCAGCATCGACAGCCCCTGCGCCGTTCCGGCCGCTCCCTGCGTTGCGTTCTCGCCGCTCATGTAGCGCGGCAGCGCTGAGTCTTCGTCCATGTACTGCTCGAAGAGCTGCACGATGGCGTTTATCTCCGGTGCGTGGCTCGGGATTTCATGGATGCGAATCGCCGGCTGCTCCGGGTGCTCTCGCGTCCGGTCGATGGTCTTCCACGGGTGGATGTCCCTGTCGGCCTTCTGCGTCGCATCCATCAGCCCGACGTTGCGCTCGATGATCGGCCCGCCAGACTGGGCCATATTGTCCAGCAGCATCCGCACCGCCGCGTTCAGCATCTCCTGATCGTCGCGCAGCAGCTTCGCGTAGCCCTCACCCCAGATCGACGTTTCATCGCGCTCCAGGTAGTAGAGGTGGTACGGGTAGCCCATACCCTGAATCGGCTCGATGGACAGCTTGATGACCTTGCCGTTGGGCAGCATCCACAGGTTGCAGAAAAAGTTCTCGTCTCGCCTGCTCTCCGGCACCTTGATGCCAGCCCCGAAAAGCTGCTCGCCGGTCAGCCATCCCCAGCGCTCCAGCACCTCGTACAGCCCGTTGTCCACCGTGCGGGTGTTCTGCCGGTCGCCCAGCAGGCGGAGCTGCGTGTCGATGTCCTGCGCCTGAATCATCCCCCGCGGGTTGGACTGGATGTAGTCGCGAATCGCCTGGCCATCAAAGCTGTTGCGCTTGGTCAGCTCGAACATTCCAGGGCGCGTCATCATGTGCCGCTCCCACACCGACCAACAATCTTCGATGTCCGTCACGCTCATGTCCGGATAGAAGTTCCAGATCGGCGTGTGGGACAAGAAGGGCACGGCATAGACCTCTTGCCGCTGGCCCCACTTCCGGGCCTTCTCGTCAAAGACGTAGCGGACACGCACTCGGCGCTCCACCAACGGACCCTTCAGGATGCCGGTTCCGTACAGGTTGCCGTCCTTGATGACCTTCTTGCACTCGCGCTTGTAGTGGGTCTCGGTGAGTTGGTCGTCGATGGTCAGCATCATCGCGCTCGACCGGCGCTTGGCGATGTCCAGCACCGCAGCCTTCACCTCGTCGCGGTCGGGCGTCCCGCCCTTGGCCTGGGCGATCAGCTTGATTACGTCAAGAAGCTCGGACTTCGGCAACGTCGGCTTCGGCGTGGGATCAACCGTGTAGTTTCGGTCGCCTCCGGCCGGGAACAGCAGATCGAGCATCCGGGCGGTGGCCGTGCGCACCTTGGTCTGCGTCCGCTTGACGAACACCTTGGAGCGCTTGCCGATGGCCTGAAGCACCTCCGGCGGATAGATGCCCTTGAACTGCCTCAGGTCTTCCAGCCAGCGGATTTCGGTTTGCCGGCGCTCGCCGACGTAGCGCGTGAACTCGGCCTGCATCTCCGGCCCGAGGTAATCCCACCCGGTCTCGGTCGGGCGAGACTCGCCGCCCTGCAGCGCCTGGCGCTCGAACTCAGCCTGAAACGCAGCCTGCTCGCTGTGGTTGTTTGGTTTGTCCATCAGTACCCCGCTCTCGAGGCCGGGCCGGAGTAGCCATCGCTCACGATGATCAGCTCATCGTGTCGCGTGCTCATCACGGGCTCGGCAAATGTGAGGCACAGCGCGTCGGCAATGTCCGGCGACCGGACGCCGCGCTTGGCCATGTCCTTCTTCTTTTCGATCATCAGCCGCGAGCCCGAGGACTCGTAGCTGTACTTCGGCGCCGCTAGGTCGGAAATCAGGGCGGGCATGTTGGGCAGCCGAACAGGGCCGTCCTCAAGCCAGCGCTTCACGTCGTGCCACATCTCCGCCCGCTTGTTGACGAAGTCGTCCGGGCTGCTGGCCTTCATGCCGCTGCGCACCGAAAACACCATCTCGAATCCCAGTTCGCGCAGACGGGAATAGACGCCTGCGCCGATGCCGACCGAGTCGACAAATACCGCATCTGGCTTCCGGTCGCGGATGATCCGGGCGACGATGCCGGCGACCTCCATCGTGGTCTTCTGGCGATGTACCTCAATGCGCGACACCACGCGCCCACGGCGGAACACGATGGCCGTTCTGTCTTTTCCCATCTCCGCCGGGTCGACGCCAACGATCAACGGGCCGCGCTTGTCCATGTAGTCGGAATTGACCGCCTGCATGATCAGATCGACCGTGATGTAGGGGTCTTCCGTTTTCGCCACGAACGCCTCGGCGGCGACGGCTGGGTACTCCTGGGCGAACATCCACGCCTTGTCGGCGCCGAAGCTCGCAATCTTGGCTGCGCGCCACGCCATCTGCTCCAGCGTCAGGCCGTAGGTGCGCATGTACTTCTCGTCCTTCTCCGACATCTCGAAGTCGGCTGGGACGCGGCGGGCGTACTCGGCCTGCCAGTACCAAGGCACGAAGATGGCTTTGTAGTCGGTGTCGCCGTGCTCGGCGCCCTGCCACTCGTCGTGGAAGGCGTTGCCAACACCGTTGGCGGTGCTCTCCTTGATGATCTCCGTGCCCGGCAGATCGGCCACGGTCTGACCCAAGCCGGCAGCGTGGATGTCGGCGAACGGCCAGAAACCGTACTCTGACGCGTGCACAAGCTGGAAGGTGCCAGAGCGCCCGGTGTCCTTCGTGCCGGCGGTGGCCACCTTGTATCCAGAATCCAGCTTGCCGAAGTCGAGCACCTGCCCGTTGGCCGCCCGCACGCTTGGCGCAAGCGGGTTGTGCTCGTGGTAGCGCTTGACCATCCCGAACAGGTTGTTCGAGGCCGGAGCCTCGTGGGCGATGATCAGCGCCTTCGTGCCGCGCCTTGTGCTGGTGTTGCGATAGAACCGCCCCGCCACGTAAGTCGAGACGCCCTGCTGCCGTCCTTTAAGGACCAGCGCCCGCACCCAGCCGGCGTGCTGGATTTGATCCTCCAGGCGTTTGTGCAGGTACATCTGCGCGACGTTCATCGCGAACGGCACCGGCTTGCCGCCGGCCTTCGTCACGATCCTCAAGCACTCCTGCGCGTAGAGGGGGAAATCGTCGAGCAGCCGCTGGAGTCCTCGCAGCTTGATGTCGACGATCTCCGTTGTCATCCGCTACAAGCCTCCGCCCTAACCGCGCGACGCCAGTGCTTGTCGTGCTTCGATTTCATCTCAACCTCCCCGATACTCGAATCCGCCTCACCGCCTTGCGGATGTCGCCCAGCGCAAACGCGCGCCGGATCACCTCGCCGTCGTCGGACAGGATTCGGCCGCCGCAGTGGTGAGAAACCACCCAGTCAGCGGCTTCGGCGTCGCGCGACGGGCCTTCATGCCCAGCAATGTCGAATCGCTCGCTACAGCTTTCGCAGGTAAGACCGATCATCACGACACCTCCAGCTCTTCAACCAGCGCCTTGATGTCGAGCTCCAGCGCCGCGGCCCGCAGGCTTTGCGCGGCGGCCATCAACGTCATCCCGTCACGCAACGAAAAAGGATCGTCGGACAAGCAGCGCCCGCTCAATCCGTGCCATGCGCTCAACTTGATCCGGCGCAGCTCCTTGATTCGCTGCTTTTCGGGGAGTGCGCGGGCGGCGCTGATCTGCCGCGGGATCTCATCCAGCTTCCGCTCGAACAGTTCCGACACCATCAGCCACAACAGAACGTCGAACTTCTGTTCGGCGGTCATGGAGGGCAAAGGAACATCTACCGCCTTGGTGATCAGCATCGCTACCCTCCTACGGGATCAACCCAAACTCAAACGCCCGAGCTTCCAGAATCTTCGGAATCGCGTGATAGAACTCGGCGCGATCGCTCTCAAGCACCGACTTGGCCAGCACAGGATTGACGCCAGCCCGGCGAGACGACGAAACCATGTCACGGATGAACTCCACCTCATCCTCTGGCAGCCCGCCGACGCGCCGCCGGCTCTTCGAGACGAAACCTGCTCCGGCCTTCATCAGATCCAGCGAACGACTGAATTTAAACATTCCCCACCTCCCGGCCGTCACCGGCCCAGCTTGTCCAGCAAGTCCTCGATGCCCGACCCGCCTCCGTCGATGTCCATGCGGTACGCCTTGCGCTGCATCGCCTGGATCTTCGATTCCAGATCAACCAAGTCCTTGAGCATCTCGATCTGCGCCGGCAGCGACAGCACGTCGTTCGCCAGCTTCATCACCCGCTTCGCCGCGTTGGTGTCGCCCGAATCGCCGTGCGCGGCAATCGCCTCGCGGATCAGCGGGTAAAGCTCTTCGGGATTCGCAACCTGTTCGCGCAGGCTGGAAATCATCAGATCGCGCGTCTCGCACATCGCCGCGAGCGTGCCGCGCTGCTTGAGTTCGATGGTGGCCTGTGCCTGTGCTGCGCCTTCGACGACGATGCGCTCGTCCATTTTTCTCGCCGCGTGCACAGCGTCGTGCACACTCGCGTCGTGCACACCGGATGCCTCTGCGGCATCAACGAGTTCGTGCGCTCGATTCCGGACCTTCGCGCCGTTGTCTCGCGTCCATCCCTCCCTTTCGGCACGGCGGCGCAGCAGCGTGACGCTGAACTCGTTGTTGTATTTGGCGCAGATGTCTTTCAGGGAGAGCACGCCCTCCCGGTAATCCGCACCCACCACATCCCACGGGATGTCCTTCCTGTCGGCCATCGCTTACCCCTGCGCCTTACGGATGCGCCCCCCGTGGAGTTGGACGACCACGGTGCGATCCTTCCCCCCGAGACCCACTCCCACGCTGAACGGGCGCTCGGGGAACCGCCGATTCAGGCTCTCACGGAGCGCGGGCGTGCGCAGCGAAACACCGAGGCGCGCCATGTAGGCATCGACGAGACCCTGTGTGTAGGCCAGCCACCAGCCAATGATGTTGTTCATGGTGTCAATCCTTTGTCCCGATCACTCGGTGCTTTGCCAGCTTCCCCGTCACAAAGAGCGGGAAGCTGGGCTCAAAATAGGGGTCGAGGCACATGCGCACGGACACGACGGAATCGAACAGAGCAAGGCTCACATCCTCCAGCCACCGGACACACGCCCAGCGCGGCTCGACCACTGGCACCTCGCTATCGATGTCGCCGAAATACACCGGGCATAGCCCAAGCCATCCCTTGTGCGTCAGCGTTGCCGTCTTGCGCTCACTCATGGCCGACCTCGGCCACCCGGCGGCGCACGCCGTCGTAGAAATCCTGCCAGAGCAGGTATCGCTCGGTCAGCGCTGCGCAGGCTTCGTCAGCGCCTCCCGCACGAAGTCCGGTAAATACTCCAGCGTCGGGGGAGGCTCCATCAGGATCGGAGGCGGATCGGGCAGTTGCGGGCACCTGGCCGGCACTACCCTGGCGGGCGGCGTCGCGCACCCGGCGGCGAGCATCAGCAAAAGCAGCGCGGACAGCTTCTTCATTCGCACGTCCCTTCTCTCCGATCTGTGCGGACAGCTCACGGGCTTCCGCTTCCTTCTGGACCACCAGCGCGGCCTGAGCCACGGCGGCGGCCGAAACCTTGGTCATCTGCTCGTTGTGCTGCGCACGCTCGGCAGCGAGCTGGTGACGGAGCGAGCCCGCATACACCAGCGACAGCGACAAAGTGGCGACAAGAGCAACTTCACCGGCAAAGCGCAGGCTTACCCCCCACGGGAGCAAGCCTGGGCGCGCATAATTCCAGTCCATCTTTACTTCCTCATCGGCTCACGCCACCCGGATGGCTGACTCATAGCGACCCTTCCGGGCGAGCAGGCCATCCATTGCCGGGCCGTTGATCTGCCGCGTCACCTTGTCGATGCTCGCGCCGTCCGTGACGTGCTTGCGCCAGTACCACACAGCCGACTTCGCAGCAGCCAAGAGGTCGGTGATGAGCAAGTCCGGGCTCTGCAGCACAGGCATCCCCGTGTCCGCCTCCAGGTCTGCGTAGTTGTCGCGCAGCGAAATCTGAATGGGGCCGCGGCCACGGAATCGCCAGCCGTCTCCGGTCAAGGTGTTTCCATTCCCGCCCTTGAACGCGTAGACGACATTCGCCAACCCCTCGGGATTGCGCACCAACTTGCGCAGCTCGGCGTCGCCCCACCCCCGCACAGTCCGGCCGAACACGGCACGGATGCGCTCAATGCTGGAATAGCTCAGCGATTCCTCTAGTCGGATCAGATCGCCCGACTCATGCCCAACCTGGGCAAAAAACATCGCCAAGTCTTGCGGGGGGTGATCGCCGAAGGCCGCTTCAAACGCAGCAGCCCAGCCAATCGGATCTTTGCAGCGCGGCATGGCCGCGACGATGGTGTCAAGCGTGCGCTTCATGGTTTTTGGCCTCAAAAACGAAGAAGCCCCGCCGGTTGGGCGAGGCTTCTTTTTTTGGGTGCGACCCCGGAATGGAGGATCCGGGGCCGCTCCGCCTGGGTGGAGGAGCAGGCGGGAAACTGAGGGCGAGCGAAGACAGAGAGTGCCTGTCGGCTGCCGCTGGCGTGTTATTTATGGCGCCTCTGAAGCTCGCCAAATTCTGATACGAATCATAAACACTAACCTTATTGAGTGCAAGTTTTCTTTTTACATCAATGATTTATGTTTTTCCATTTATAACTTACGGCATATAAAAAACGATTAAGTCATAAAATTGAAGCATCGCATTTTGCCAAGTTTAACTTACACTTTTTTGTATAAAAAAATCATGTGGAATTTTTATATCAGGAAAATAGCAGCAACAAAACATACCTGGGCCGTGACGTTTTTATCGCCGGCACAAGGCAGCGTGATGCACCATTTGAAGTATGAAAATTGTAAAAAACAATAAAATACCAAATCGTTCACTTAGCATTTACCTCCGCCCGTCGATCCAGCGCTTGCTTGACCTCCGCTTAGTCCCCCGAAACACCTCTGCCGCGATTGACGCAGCCATCGGGAGATACCTCTCGATCTGTGATCGGCATCGGCCGGAGCTCTCCCCCGCCCAGATGCTCGCGGTCGTTGAGTCCATCCCCTTGGATGCTTCTGGTGTGGCTGTGGCCTCAGTGCCGTGGTCTGCGGTCGACGAGGCTCACAGCGCCGGCCGGCTCGATCACCTGGACGTTGACGCGGGCAGCCTGGTGCAGAAGCTAAAAGGGCTGTCGCCCGTGGAGGAAACAGCCCTTATTGAAATGGTGGAGCGCAAGGGGCACATCCGGTAGTGCACCGCAGAAAGCGCGGTCATTTCAAAAGCTTTTCGCGGACGAAAAACCCGTAATCCATCACGATGTAATGGGCTCCGCCCTTTGCGCGTTTGGACACGATGTCCATGCCGAAGACTTTCCGGGCGGCGCGGATGTGGCGAACAGCGGTGGCCTTGCTGATTCCCACTGCGCCCGTTAGTTCGTCTAGGCTGGGCTCATGCTCTGCGATGTAGCGCAGGGTGGCCGTGAACGCGACAAGCAGGCGCTGCGCGTCGTAGCTGGATTCAGGCGGGGGTTTTAGCTTGCGGGGCATGTGTCAAAACGACGCGTTGCGGTAAGTGTCAGCGACGCGCTTCCCGGCCTCGAATGCAGCGCTGCCCGCTTCCGGGTCTTCGGCGTAATCAATTGCGTTATCCATCGCCTCGAGGTTGCCCGTGAAGCCGAAGCGAAAGAAGTTTGCAAGATCAGGGTCGGTGATTCCTTCGCGCTCGGCCAGTTCGACAAACGCAAGGTCTAGGCAGTGCCGGGCATTAATGGCAGTGTCAGTCGGGGACCAGGCCGAGAAGAATTTCCTAGCATTAAATGGCAGCGCATCTCTGACGGCAGATTCGGTGATCTTGCCCGCATGGATGATATCCAGAATCGTGAGGTTAAAAGCCGCGCGCAACTTGGCGTTGTGGATAGCTTTTGCGTCGGCGTGAAGGTCAATCATTGTCGTGCTCCTGGGTTTCTTTGGGACTCATCTCGCAATGCAGAAAAACATAATCTTGGTTCGGTGAAACATATCCCATGCCTTGCTCCCAGCCATATATGCGGGCGCCACGTCTTTGACACTCGCCCGCCGCAAGCGCTCTTCTTTGAGCGCGTCGTCGATGTCTGCCTGCACGCCTATTGAACTAGACACATGGGCGTATTCATCGCGATGTTGAGAAAATGCGGCCATTTTGTTTGTGTTGTTGGTTGATTACGCCACTGACAAAATTGCGCGTTCATCGGCTACGTTTTTTAGCGCAATGATTTCAGCATTCCTCCACGCTGCAAATGCGGCGGGGTCACAATCTGTGTTTGCCCACTCGCCATTGGCGGACAAGTATTGGACGTAAGCGCGCATGCGCATGGTGTGCTCCCATTTGTTATCTGGTTGATCCATCAGAGCCGCCTGTCACGCGGCAAGAGTTGAGCAATCAAGCAAGCTGGGCGCGAATCACGGCCTCCAAGTCCGCGCCTTCCTCAACTTCGATGAAGTACCCCGTGGGTCGGAGCCCTTCGCAGGCAGGGGTGGTGGTGCCATTGGGCCACACGTTATGGACTTGCCCCCGGCGGATCGCGTACTCGCTGGAAATGGAGCCGCTGCCGCACCAGTCGGAGTACGTGTGAGTCACTTCGACGTTGCCGTTTTCGAGGGTCTTGATGATGGTGGTCATGATTTTCTCCAGGTTGTTGCGGCTGTCTTCGGCGCGTCCTGCGCCACACCTCAATATTAGCAAGTCATAGCCCCGCGTCAAGCAAAAAGTTAATCTGAGGTTTTTTTAATAACCTGCACTTGCTTTTTTAAACCCTCGCTTCTAAACTCCAACTTGTAGTTTCAACTTGGAGTTACCAAAATGAGTTACGAAGCCCGCACCGAAGACCGCGCCCCGTACCACGTCGGCGCACCGGACGACGACGCCATCGTCGAACAAGCCATTTCCATCCTTGAGCGGAGAATGCGCCGCGCCGAGGAAGCCCTCACCTCGCCGAAAAATGTTTTTGCCTTCTTCCGCCTGCGCATCGGCGCATTGGAGCGCGAGGTCTTCCAGGTTGCGCTCTTGGATTCCCAGAACCGTCTGATCCACGCGGAGGAACTCTTCCGCGGGACGCTGACGCAGACCTCCGTCTATCCCCGCGAAGTCGGCAAGCTGGCGCTCAAATACAACGCCGCGGCGGTGATCTTTTCCCACAACCACCCGTCGGGCCACGTCGAGCCCAGCAACGCCGACATTCGGATTACCGAGGTGCTGAAAAGCGCGCTTGACCTAGTGGGCATCCAAGTTCTCGACCACGTCGTGGTGTCGGCCTATGACGCGACCTCGTTCGCAGAACGGGGGCTGCTGTGAGCGTCCTCTACTACATCAACGGCGACCGCGCGTCTGCCGCCGAAGCCAAGCGCTTAATCTGCTTGGAAGCCCAAGTGCAGGGCTACGAGCCCGAGAACTGGGACGCCTCATGGAGTCGCCGCGGCAGCAGCGAA